GGCGCAGACATTGATGACCTTGTCGCGTCGATGTTGTGCGCAATTTCTGCTATACTCGAATCTGAAGCCATCAACAAAGAGAGCATGAACTGATGCCAGCAGGTAGACCCACAAAGTACAAACCGGAGTTTTGTGAGACTATTATTCGCGTCGGTGAAGAAGGCGGCTGGCTCTGCGAAATGGCAGAGGCGTGCGACGTTCACCGCAACACTTTTGACGTTTGGGCAAAAAAACACCCAGATTTTTTGGAAGCATTAACGCGCGCGAAGCAAAAAGCACAAGCATGGTTTGAAAGAACAGGCCGCGAAGGCATGTTCATGGACAAGTTCAATAGCAGCCTGTGGCAAAAGCAGATGAGCGCGCGGCACCGCGAAGAATATTGCGAGCGGTCGCAAGTTGATCATACGTCAAGCGACGGAACATTGGGCGCGCTTTTTGAGTCAATCTCAAAGAACGGCAAAACTATAAATGACAAAAGTTGATATTCGTGAGGCGTTGCACGATCCGCTTTGGAGGATCAGCAACATCTATACCATTCAAGACAAGGAAGGCCGCCGCGTTCCGTTCCGACCGAACGAGGCGCAGCTTAAATATCTTGAAAATTGCACCAAAAGCGACATCATCCTGAAAGCACGCCAGCTTGGGATGACAACGCTGATGTGCATTGTTGGATTGGATGAAGTTCTTTTTAATGACGATTGGCGCGTCGGTATCATCGCTCACACGCTGACTGATGCAAACGAAATATTCGAAACAAAGGTCAAGTTTCCATATGATTCCCTGTCTGACCAGTTGAAATCGGCTAGACCTGCCAGAAATGACCGCGCTGGCTTGCTGCGCTTTGATCATGGGTCAAGCATCCGCGTGGCCACGTCGGCGCGATCTGGGACGCTTCAGCGCCTTCACATTTCTGAGTTTGGTAAGATATGCGCTACCGCCCCCGGCAAAGCGCGCGAGATTGTGACTGGTTCGTTCCCCGCCGTTGGAGGCAACGCCAAGACCATTGAAAGCACCGCCGAGGGGCAAGAGGGGTATTTCTTTCAATATTGCCAAGAGGCTCAGGAAGGGCGTGGCGAATTTCGTTTTCACTTTTTTCCGTGGCACGACGACCCGGCTTATGTTGCGCGGCCTGATACCGTTCGGTTCACGCAGCAGCACGACGCATATTTCAAGGCGCTGGAGATAGATCACGGCATCAAGCTGACGCAAGAGCAGCGCGCGTGGTGGGTAAAACAAGAGGCTGTTTTGGGCGGCGACATGAAGCGTGAAAACCCGTCCACGGCTGCCGAAGCATTTGAGCAGGCTATTGAGGGTGCTTACTTTTCGGCCCAGCTTGCGCACGCTGAAACAAATGGCGCAATTGGTCGGTTCCCGATTGACCACAAGCATCCTGTCAATACGTTCTGGGACTTGGGCCGCAATGACATGACAACGATCTGGCTGCACCAGCGGATCGGGTCGCGGGATCGTTTTGTTGGATATTACGAAAACAGCGGCGAGCATATCAGCCATTACATTCGCTGGCTAAAAGATTGGGCGCGCGAACATGGCGCTGACTTTGAGGACCATTATTGGCCGCACGATGGCGCGCGGCAGGATTTGTTTCTTGAGGATGGCAGGCTTGCAGAGGCCGAAAAACTTGGGCTGCGACCTACTATTGTGCCGCGCGTGCAAAACAAGATGGAAGCAATTGATGCAGTTAGGGCGCGGTTTGCAAACTGCGACTTTGACCATCATGCTTGCGCTGTAGGTATTAAGAGGCTGCGCCATTATCGCAAAGAGTGGGACGATCAACGCGAGGTCTGGAAAGACAGGCCGCGTCATGACGAAAACAGCAACGGCGCGGACGGCTTTATGACGTTTGCGACCGGGTTTAAGGAAGTGACCTCTGAGTGGTCAAAGCCCGTCCGCCGTGACTTGAAGGGGATAGCCTAACGCCCCCGCCTGTGATATAAATGGCACAACAATCAGAGGATTGACGCGATGGCTGACGGCTTTTTGAACTTTTTGGACATGATCGACGGCGGTGGAGCCGGAGCGTCCGGCAATGAGTTCCAAGGCGGCGGGTTGCTTAGCGACATCGCCAACTCACTTTTTCAGCCCGCAGGATACCGTGAGCGGATGCGAGGGATGCAAGAGACCCGTCCAATGGCTCGCCCTGCTAACATGATGCCGCCTCCTCCGGTGGCTTCGCCTGCCAGCAACCCCATCACCCCGATGATGCGCAATGAAGACTTAGCGATGTCCATGCCTGTTGCGCCTGCTTCTTCTCCAATGGGGAGCGGCATGACGCCTGCCAATGCATATGTGCCGACTATGCCGCCGCAGCAGTATGACAGTAGTGGCATGACGCCAGCCAATGCATACGAGCCGATGTCGTGGTCTGACATGCTTCAGATGATGGTAGAACAGCAGCGGATGCAGCAGTTTGGCCGAGGCGGGCCGCGTTACTAATGGTCCGCACGCTTTGGGATAGCATCACCGATTTTATCGCAGGCGGGGATGACCGAACGGCGGCGCTGCAAGAAGGCATCCGCGAAAACGTCACGCCGTTTGTGCCGCCTAATTTGCGTGAGCCGCTTGGCTTGCTGGCGGAGATGAACCCGGTGCAAGACATGTATCGCGCAGGCGGCAACATGCGCGCCGGTAACTACGTTGACGCTGGCGTTGATACAGCTATTGCAGCCGCGCCTATCGTCGGTGGCGTTCTGGGGCGCGTAGGGGCAAACCAGCTTGCCGATACGGGCGGCGATGCGGCAAGGGCCGCTATGGATACTCTGCTAGGCGGTGCGCCAGCCCGTGAAGGCGCTGACGTAGCTGCGCGTGGATTTTTGGCTGATGAGGCGGGAAGCGTGGGGCGTGGTGCTAAAACGGAAGTCTTGGGGTCTGGATCTGGTCAAACTGATTTACGGCTTACGATTCCCGGCGTCGAAGGCAAGGTTGACTACTCTGTTTTTGAGGGCCGACCAAAAATAAATATGATTGAGGTGCCAGAAAGCGCACGCCGCCAAGGAAATGCAACGCAGCTTTTGCAGGCCTTGCAAGACCAGTTCCCAGAAACTCAAATTGATTGGGGGTCTTTGACAGAGGAAGGTTCTGATCTTTTTAAGTCAACTAGATTTTTCGAAATTCCGTCTCAATATGCTGCGGATTTTGAAAGACTTGACGCCGCCAAGTCAAGATTTGCCAACATGCAAAATCAATTTGCTGAAATGGAAAAACGCGGTCAAAGGCCACCCGAAGGTTTTTTTGGCACTTGGAACGATCTTCAGGACGAAATTGACAGTCTTGAGATGGTTTTAGAATTTGAAAGCCCAGTTGAAAGAATTATTCAAACGCCACAATCCCCAGCCCAAAACGTCGCCACACTTCTGCGCGAAGGCCGCGCGGATGAAGTGACAGACGATATGCTTGGCGCACTGACGCCGAACGACGAAATGGAATTGTTTGACTTGTATCAGCGCGGCGCGACGGGCGTGGATATGCCGATGGATGAGGCGTCGCGGATGGCGCGGGCGGGGCAGATGGGGTTTGATGTAGGTGCGCGGCGATTTCATGGCGGCGATGCTGATATTGTTGCTGTCAATCCCGATCTTGGTGCTGGTGAGCGTTACCGAACGGGATTTTTTTCTTCCAACAATCCAGATGTAGCTGACAGCTATGCATCTACGCGAGGCGGTCGGGTGCTGCCAGTGGTTGCGCGGAGAAATGACGCCGGGGCTTCGATTGACGTTCAGGGTGGCAACTGGAGCAACATCGGGCCTAATGCGCCTGCAAAAATTCCAAATTCTGTTTTGGCTGATGAGTTTCCAGAACTTGCAGATGGGACAACCGCGTTTGACGTCGCGCCCGATCTTTACCAAGATTTGTTTAATGAAGGCACTACTACTAATGCGCTGGCGCGGCAACGTCGCTTTGAAGGTGACAGCAATATAACATTTGCAAATATTGTTGATCGCGGGCCTAACATTAAAAGGTATTTAGGCGAAACGCGGGCAGACCAAATGGCGCGAGAAGCATCGTCTTCGCAGCCTTCTAATGTTCGCGTTGATTTTTATGGCAATCAAGTGAGGTCGCCTTTCGCCCGCTTTGACCCGCGCCTAGCGAATCTGCGGAACTTAAGCGCAGGCATAGCCGGCGCTGGCCTCTTGGCCACGCAACAAACGGAACAAGAGCGCGAAGATGACATTCGCCAATACCTCGGAGGACTGCTATAATGGCCTGCAAACGCAAGGGTAAGGGAAAGAAGAAATGAAAAAACCGACAAAGAAGGCTGGTGCCAAGAAGTTCAAGCCCTGCTTGGGTTGCCCGACGCCACGCGCTTGCGCGGCGGCTGGGAAGTGCTTGCGGAAGGGTAAGTGATGCCGGGTAAAGGTCTCTATGCCAATATCCATGCTAAGCGTAAGCGCATCAAGGCCGGATCTGGCGAAAAGATGCGCAAGCCGGGCAGCAAAGGCGCGCCAACGGCCAAGGCTTTTAGAAAGTCGGCCAAGACGGCGAAGAAGAAGTAATGGCTAAAGCCAAAGCCAAACAGCCCGCGTCAAAGAAATACGCCGACGGCACCACCTACAAGGATGGTAGCGGAAAGACGCGAAAAAGGGTATCTTTCCCCGGAACCAAGCGCGGCGACAACTACTGCGCGCGGTCGAGCGGTCAGAAAAAGACGGCGAAGGTCAAGGCAAGGCGATCCGCTTGGGGTTGTCGCGGCAAGAAATCGGTGGGCTAAATGGCTATCTCGACATACGCAGAACTGCAAACGGCGGTGGCAGATTTTCTCAATAGAGATGATCTAAACGCCGTTGTGCCGACGTTCATCAGTTTGGCCGAGGCGCCGCCATCCTCGCATGATGCAGCGGTCTGTCGGCCAGATCGACAGCCGCTATTCGCCCGTGCCTGAATACTGGTTGGAGACCATCCGGTTTCACATATCCAGCCCGGAAAGCCGTCGGCTTGAGTTGACTAGCTTGGATGACATGATGCAGCTTCGCAGCGAAACGCGAGGCCAGACCGGCGCGCCAACGCATTACGCGCATGTGGGCGAAACGCTTGAGGTGTTTCCAACGCCTGATGCCGAGTATGACATTGAACTGCTTTACTACAAGAAAATCCCGGTGCTGAGCGACAGCAATACATCGAACTGGATACTTGAGATTGCGCCCGACGCTTACCTTTACGGCGCTCTGGTGCAGTCCGCGCCTTACCTCAAGGATGACGCGCGGGTGCAAGTATGGGGCGGCCTATACGCTGGCGCAATTCAGGCCATCAACACCGAGGGCGAAAAGCAGCGGTTTGGCGGCAGCGGAATGCGCATGCGCATCAGGTCTTACTAGAATGACGCGTGTGTGATATATTCGCACCACACTGACTTAGGAGGCAGCATTGTCTTTCTCGAACCACGCAGAAAATCTTGTCCTAGACTGGCTGCTGACCAACGGCACGGCGACGCGCCCAACAGCTTGGTACGTCGGTCTTTTCACCTCTGACCCTACTGATGCCGACAGCGGCACCGAGGTTTCCGGCGGCAGCTACGCCCGCACGGCTGTGACGTTCAGCGTCACGGGCAACGCGGCCACCAACACTGGCGGTGTTGAGTTCCCGGCGGCCACGGCAAGCTGGGGAACGGTTTCGCACATTGCGGTCTATGACGCCAGCACAAGCGGCAACATGCTGTTTCACACGGCGCTTGATACGGCCAAGGTCATCACTGACGGCGATGTGTTTCGGATTCCGACAGGCGACCTCGACTTCACGCTGGATTAATAGATGGCATTTCGCACCGGATATGGGCTTGGAAACTACAGCGCCGATCTCTACGGGATTGACAGCAAGTTGGTCTTGGGCGCAGCGTCAGGCTCTGCCACCAGTGCTGTCACGGCTGTCTATGAGCGTGTGCTGTCGTTCTCGGCCTCGGCGGCATCAACGTCTAGCGGCACGGCGGTTGGATTTAGCGCCATTGCAGGGGCCGCGTCTGGCAGTGCGACAAGCACGGTTGATCTGTATTGGAACCGCGTGCGCCCGTTTAGCGGAGCTGGCGAAGGCGACGCAGATGTGATAGTTTTGTCACGGTATAAGTGGCTGGATGAAAGTGCCTCACCAGTAATCTGGGCTGACGGCGATTACAGAGAAGGGGCCGCATAATGGCTGATGCAACAACGACGAACTACAGTTGGACGAAGC